TCAGTTCACAAGTGGACTCTGAGGGATAACCCTCACGTACCCAACGTGGGCCACTTCTTAGCTAAGGTGAAGCGTCTCAACCACTGGGACGACAACGATGCCACCTTCCTGAGGGAGTACTGCGGTAAGTGGGTAAGAGACTATGACAATCTAGTCTTTAAGATAAAAGAAAGTCTGAACTTCGTTCCGACTTTCGATAAGGACGCGGCTACAGATTGGGAGTATATATTAGGTCTCGACCTTGGGTTCAACGACCCTACAGCGTTTGTCACCCTGGCCTACTCTGCTACGTTGGGGCAATGCTATGTTGTTGAGTCATACAAAGAGTCTGGCCTTATTCCTTCAGCAGTTGCCGCCCGTGTGGAAATCCTCATGGAACGATTTCCCTACTCTCGCATTGTTGCTGATACTGGTGGCTTTGGTAAGGGCTATGCTGAAGAGATGAAGCGTAAGTTTGGTATGCCAGTCGTACCGGCCATGAAGACCGACAAGCTAGGCTACATTGAGATGATGAACGGAGATTTCCGCTCAGGGGCACTAATGATAGCCAAGGACCAGAACGAGGAGCTACTCGATGAGATTACCCTCCTCCAATGGGATGAGAATAAGCTAGGCCGCAACACCTTCATATTTGACCGCAACTTCCATGACCACCTTTGCGACGCCCTGCTGTACGCATGGCGCGAGGCGACCCACCACCAGGTAGAGTGGATAAAGGAAGGCCCAAGGTTTGGAACGAGGGACTACTGGGAAGCTGAAGCGGCCGCTATGGAAGAGCTAGATGTAGAGCGTATGGAGGGTGAGAGTGACCCGGATAACGCATGGTGGCTCAAAGTATAGCTACTCGGCTGCGACTGGCAGGAGGGCGTAGTCGTCCTGCTTCTTCAGGGCAGCTTCTAGCCGTTTTAGTAGCTCTATCTCTCTCGCTCTAGGCCCATGCTTTTGGGCGTGTAGATAGAGACGGGCTACTTCGGCTAGTTCGTACATAGTGCTCCAAAAACAAAAATGCCAGCTAACCTCATGCCCCACATCAGGTTAGCTGGCTGCCATCAGAACGCAATGTCTTCCGGTCGTGTACTATAGTAGCCACGTCCAAAACGGTGTCAAGTTGGACGGGACTACTACTGTGATGATTACTAGCTTATCTGACCTGGCATCGTTGTTTCAACTGATGCAGGACCAAAGAGTTGAGTATGTAAGAATCGGGGACACGGAAGTTAGGCTAAAGCCCCAGGACAACACGCTAAAAGAGGCCCTGTCAGAGTACACAACTCCAACGTCAGATGAGCCTAATGCTGAAGAAGTTCTGTTTTGGTCTAGCAAATAATGGTTGATTTCAAGAAAAAAGATTTCAGGTGGTGGCTACCTTCTGCCCCAAAAGATTCCTTGTTTCAGACCTGGAGTCACATTCAGAATGTTGACTCCGACCGCCGTGTCGCCAACCTTAACTACATGCGGATGTATGGGAACCGTAACTCCACTGGAAGTTCTCCATCCTCGTATAGCTTGTCAAACGACAGCGATAGGGTTACCCTAAACGTAGTCAAAAGTGTCAGCGATACAGTCACATCCCGCATTGCTAAATCACGTCCCCAGCCCAGGTTCCTCACTTCTGGAGGAAACTACTCGCTTCGCCGTAGGGCTAAGCTCCTTGAGAAGTACGTTGATGCCCAGTTCTATCTGTCAGGTGTCTTTCAGAATGCCCCCAAGGTCTTCCTTGATTCTTGCGTTTTTGGCACTGGTATTGCTAAGGTATATCGCGTAGGCAAAGAGATTCGCTATGAGCGAACCATGCCAGATGAGGTGTGGGTAGACCAAGCGGAGGGCTTCTATGGAGACCCGCAGAGCATCTACCAGACTAAGTACATCTCTAGGGACGTGCTGCTGGACATGTTCCCAGACAAGCGTAAAGAGATTCTAGCGGCCCCTGAGAACCTAGAGACCCAGTACGCCGATTCTCTTCGTATTGCCAGCAGGGACTCTACAGCAGACCAGGTTTGCGTTATAGAGGGTTGGCATAAGGCGTCAGGGCCGGAGGCCACTGACGGTAAGCACCAGATTTCACTCAGTACCGGCGTACTGGTAGACGAGGAATGGGTTCACGACTATTTTCCTTTCGTCACCTTCAACTGGAGCGATGCGCTCCGAGGATTCTGGGGCATTGGTCTAGCTGAAGAGCTTATGGGCATTCAGGTAGAGATTAATAGACTCCTGATGAAGATACAGCGAGCCTTCCAACTACTGGCAGTGCCATGGGTACTGGTTGAAGCAAGTAGCAAGATTAAGAAAGCCCATATCAACAATCAGATTGGTGCTATTATTCCCTATACGGGCACACCCCCAATAGTGCGCCCGAACCAGACCATCGCCCCAGAAGTTTTCGCACACCTGGATAGGCTCTACCAACGAGCTTACGAGATCGCAGGTGTTTCACAGTTAAGCGCCACATCGTTGAAGCCGTCCGGGCTGGAATCGGGCGTAGCTCTACGTGAGTTCTCGGATATTGAAACAGAGCGCTTCGCTGTCATTTCTCGTGCATACGAGCAGATGTTCATGGATACGGCTATTCGTATCGTGGACTTAGGCAAGGAGATTGCGAAAGAGTTCCCCGGTTATTCCGTGGTAGCTCAGCGCGATCGACACACCATCCAGCAGGTCAAGTGGTCCGACGTAGACATGGATAAGGACTCTTATGTTCTGCAAGTCTTCCCGTCTAGCAGCCTGCCCAGGACTCCCGCTGGTCGCCTGGCCATGATTGAGGACCTGATGGCCAATGGTCTCATTGACCCACAGGAGGGTAAGCGCCTCCTTGATTTCCCAGACTTGGAAGCCTCAATAGCTCTTGATAGGGCGTCCAGCGACAACATCGACCGCATCATAGAGCAGATGTTGGATGAAAACGTGTATGAAGCCCCTGAGCCCTTCATGGACCATAATCTTGCTCTCAAAAAGACGCAGGCTTCCTACAATAAAGCCGTCAACGACGGCGTTCCTGAATCTAACTTACAGCTTCTTCGTCAGTTCATGGTCGCAACGAACGAAATGATAAAGAAGGCGCAGATTGAGCAGCTCCGTAATGCAGCAGAAGCTCAAGGCCAAATAGCTCCAGGTCAGGCACCCATGCAGGGTGCCCCTCCAGCCGCAGGCATACAAGGTGTTCCCCCTAACGCAGTTCAAGCGTCAGACGGGGTTGTATCCAACTAGTTAAGGAATCATTTGTAATGGAAAACGGCTCACCACTCACACCAGATCGACCGGAAGTTGACCTCCGAACCCCCCCAGCAGCCCCCGCAGCAGCGCCTCCGGCCCCTAGAGAAGCTAGTGCTCCGGTTCCCACGCCTGGCGTCTCCAAGGCGCTCAAGGGACTCATGGACCGCGAGAAAGCAATCCGAGAGCAAGCAGAGGGTCTCAAGGGACGTGAACGCAGTTATCAAGAAGCTGAAGCCCTTCAGACTCTTGCTAAAGATAATCCCCTGGATTTTCTCACGAAAATCGGAATCACACGAGCACAACTTGCCAAGCAGCTAGGTGAGTATGAGAACCCAGACCCCGACTCGGACTGGAAGACTAAAGTTTCTAAGCTGGAATCCCAGCTTTCTCAAAGAGAAGAACGTGAAGAGGCTGAACGCAAAGAAGCAGCACTCGAAGAGGCCCAGGTTATTGTAAAGACGTTCGTCTCAGAAAACGCCGATACATATAAACTGACCTCTTCCGCAGGTATGCACGGTCTTGTATACCAGCGTATTTTTGACCACTACACCGCCACCGGAGAAGCCCTAAGCGAAGCAGATGCCGCGAATGAAGTCGAGGAATACCTGTCCGGGATTAAAGCAATGTGGTCGCAGGAAAGTAAAGCACCGCCTGCTCGAACACAATCCACCACTTTAACCAACAGCCTAGCAGCACAAACCCCGACTCGGACTGACCGAACGGATGCAGGACTCCTCACTGAGGAAGAGTCTCTACTACGTGCCGCTGCGCTACTCAAATATCGTTGAAAGATAAGTACCTAAATGGCACTTGACCTACAGACTTTCGATGCGGCGCTCAAAGAGCATTATACTGATCTCCGCGTTAAGAATCTGGTCTATCGAAATAACCCCATGTTGGCCATGTTGCCAAAGATGGAACGATTCGGTGGCCGCAACCTTCCCATTCCGCTCACGTTTGGGAACCCCATGTCTCGCTCGGTTGACTATGCAACCGCGCTAGCCCTTAAGCCTGGTGCGTCTTCGCAACATGACCGCTTCGTGCTGACTCGTTCACGCGATTACTGTCTTGCTACGATTGACAACGAGACCATGGAAGCGTCGGTGGGTGACCCCAACGCATTCATGGAAGCCTCCATTACGGAGATTAACGGGGCCATTCAGTCCTGTACTCGTTCCTTGGCCATGAAGCTGTTCCGTACTGGTACGGGTAGCGTTGGAACCGTTGGCGCGGGTGCAGCTTCTGCAACCATCACGCTCACGAACCCGGAAGATATTGTCAACTTTGAAGTTGGCGGTACGCTTGTTGGTTCTGCGTTCGCTGGTGGTGACGGCGGTGCCTTGCTTCCCGGTTCAGCTCAGATTACTGGTGTTGACCGAGACCTTGGAACCATCACAACTGCTGGTGGTAACTGGAACGCTCAGATCGCGGGTCTTGCCGCGACTGACTTCCTGTACTACCAGGGCGATGCTTCTAACGGTGGCCCAAACGTCTCGATCACTGGTCTTGACGCTTGGCTTCCTGCGGTTGTTCCCGCTGCTGCATTCTTCGGAGTGCTTCGTCAGCAGGACTCAAGCCGTCTAGGCGGTAACTTCGTCGATGGAACTCTCCTTACGGTTGAGGAAGCTCTGATTGACGGCTCGGCACGAGCTGCTCGTGAAGGTTCGCGCCCATCGCACGTCTTCATGAATCACTTGCACTATGCTGAACTCCTGAAGGCCCTTGGCTCGAAGGTTGAGTACGTGCGCTCGTCCCCGAACGACGCAGAAGTTGCTGACATCTCGTTCAGTGGTCTTCGTCTTCACACGCCGACTGGCTCAGTCATGGTCATTCCTGACCATAACTGCCCCACTGGCGTAGCCTACATGCTTCAGCTTGATACCTGGAAGCTCTATTCCCTCGGAATGGCTCCCAAGATTCTTCAACCTGACGGTATGCGGGTACTTCGTGAACCGAGTCTCGACGCCCTTGAGGTCCGAGTCGGTTACTACGCACAGCTTGGTTGCACTGCACCAGGTTGGAACACTCGCATCTCACTGGCGGTATAATCATGG